TACACTTGAGTACAGAAAGCATTGAACAAGCAGATACCTTCTTGCAGAAACGCTACAAAGAATGGACTGACCACGTACTATAAATAGTATTGCTTGGGAAGTTGATATACTATGCCTGCTAGTTGGTACAAGGAACAACCTACTAATAGAAACTATCTATCTCCTTTGGGGTTCCAGTTCACGCTGGATCGCTTTGAGGGGGTAGATTTTTTCTGTCAGCAGGCAAGTATCCCTGAGTTGCAAATGCCCTTCACAGAGGTTCCTACGCGCTTTAGAAGTTTCGCTGTCACTCCTGGTGGTGGTGTCACTTATGGAGACCTCACGCTTCAATTTATTGTTGACGAAGACCTCGTAAATTATACAAGCATTGTTGATTGGATTAAGAAAAATGGAGGAGCAGAAGACCACTCTCCAGATGACATCGAGTTTACTCAAGGTCTCTTATTCATTACAACATCTAGTTTTAATGTTAACCACATCATTGAGTTTGAACGCCTGTTCCCAATTTCAATTACAGGTCTAAACTTTGATGCTACACAGACTGACCAAGAATATTTCACAGCGTCAGTCACTTTCAAGTACACTGAATACAGAATCCGAACTACAAAAACTGCATGAACTTTGATAAACTACATCATCTTTTTGAAAAAATCAAAGCAGACTGGAAAGAAGATAGTTATGTTGAGCACGAATTCCGAAACAAGCAGTACACAACTGACCTAGGAAAGATCTCAATGGAGATCCCTTTCTTGCATAATAAATACTTAAACCATTACACAGATCTTTCACAGGTAAAGACCAGTCTAGAGTTTCAACAAAGAAAAACTATAAAGGAAAAGCGAGAGTATTACGGAGGAGAAGCAGACGCTCGTATCTACGCAGAGAAACCTTTTGGTTCTAGTATCAAAACAACTGAAAAGATGCGAGTGTATTTGGATGCTGATGAAGACATCATCAATATCGAAGCAAAGATAAAGTACATTGACATGATGTTAAATTATCTTGACCACGTACTCAAACAAGTTTCTGCTCGAAACTACCATGTGAAAAATGCAATTGAATGGGAAAGATTTATTAATGGAAACTAAATGTCTGACATCGTTATAAAGAAAAAAAATGAGGTTTATCTGACACTTAAGTCAGAACCTCATATTCACCATGAACTATCTGATTACTTCTCATTTGAGTTGCCAGAAGCAAAATTCCTGAAGAGGCAACCTAGATTTAAATACTGGGATGGCATGATCCGTTTGTACTCTCCAGGTACAGGCGAACTTTATGGTGGGTTGTTAAACCACCTAAAACAATGGGCAGGAGAAAAACGTTACAGCATTGAATATGAAGAAAATGAATGGTATGGAGAAGCACAGGAGTCTAATGATTTCGTATCTCCTGGTGGAGTAAAAGTTTTCATGGATAAGATCTCTAAGTATGCACCTAGAGACTATCAATATAGTACAGTTTATCAAGCACTCAAAAACAACAGAGGATTATTTGTATCCCCCACAGGATCTGGAAAATCATTAATGATCTACAGTATCGTTAGATACTATGTCGCAACAAAGAAAAAAATACTATTGATTGTTCCTACTACATCTCTAGTAGAACAGATGGTAAAAGATTTTAAAGACTATGGATGGAATGCTGATGAGTATTGTCACACCATTTATTCAGGCAAAGATAAGAATACTGATAAACCAGTTGTCATATCTACCTGGCAATCAATCTATAAGTTTCCCAAAAGATACTTCGATGACATTGAGTGTGTTATCGGTGATGAAGCACATCTATTTAAGTCGAAGAGTCTGACAGGCATCATGACCAAGCTACACAACGCTAAGTATCGCTTTGGGTTCACAGGTACACTAGATGGTAGCAAGACTCACAAGTGGGTGTTGGAGGGTCTCTTCGGTGCCTGTGAGAAGGTTACAAGAACTGATGATCTAATCAAGAAAGGATATCTTTCTAACTTACGTATCAAAATTCTTATGTGTAAGCATGAGTATCAATACTTTGAGGACTATCATGCAGAAATGGAGTATCTCGTTACATGTCAAAAAAGAAACAACCTCATCAAGAATCTAGTTAAAGATTTAGATGGCAATACATTGGTTCTATTCAACTATGTCGAGAAGCATGGTGAACCATTATATGAGATGATAAATAATGTGGTAGAGGACGATAGAAAAGTATTCTTCGTCCATGGTTCAGTTGATGTTGACTCAAGGGAAGAAGTACGTCAAATTGCTGAAACAGAAAACAATGCAGTGATTATTGCTTCTTACGGCACTTTCTCTACTGGCATTAACATTAAACGTTTACACAACATTATCTTCGCATCACCTTCTAAATCTAGAGTTCGTAATCTACAATCAATTGGTAGAGTCTTGAGGAAGGGAGAAGGAAAAAACATCGCAACACTTTATGATATTGCTGATGATATCTCTAACGATACAAGATCTAATTACACCTTAAGACATCTATACGAAAGAGTGAAGATCTATCAAGACGAGAATTTTAAATATGAAAAAATAAAAATAGATCTAAGAAAATAATATGGAAGAAGAATTCTATTCAACAATAAAATTATCTACTGGTGAAGAACTCATAGCAAAAGTTTGTTATCTACCTGATGAAGATTCTTTACTAGTAGAAAAACCAATGATCGTAGAAGCATTAACTCAAAAAAAGAATGGTAAGAAAGTACAAGGGTTTATTTTAAAAGAATGGATCAGATCATCTTATGATGAAATGTTTGTAGTAAAGATGGAACAGATAGTTACTATGAGTGAGTTAGATGAAAAGATCAAAAGATTCTATCTAGGTAGTCTTGATAAAGATGATAGAGATGAGAATAAAATTAAACCAACTAAACTAAAGAACAATGGTTATGTTGGTAGTGTAGAGGAAGTAAAGAAGAATCTTGAATCTCTATTTAAGAGAAGCTAATAGATACAGTTATCTTTTGAACCCTTAACAGAGTTAGTTTACTGAGTTTCTGAGGTTCTGTCAAGCCCTATTGACAGATTGTCCTGGATCACCTATACTAGGTAAAGGAATAAAACAAAACGATGGCAAGGACCAAGAGCAAAGAGTATTACGTTAATAACAAGGAGTTCCTTGCTGCGATCGTTGAGTATCGTCAAGCAGTTCTTCATGCCAAGGAAACTGGTGGTGATAGACCTCGCGTTACAAATTACATTGGTGGGTGTTTCCTGAAGATCGCTACACACCTTTCATACAAACCAAACTTTGTCAACTACATGTTCCGTGAGGACATGATCTGTGATGGCATTGAGAACTGCCTACAATACATCGATAACTTCGACCCAGAGAAGAGTTCTAATCCTTTTGCATACTTTACCCAGATTATCTACTACGCCTTCCTGAGACGCATACAGAAGGAGAAGAAGCAACTAGAGATTAAAGGTAAGATCCTTGAACGCTCAGGTCACCAAGAAATTATGCATACAGATAAGTATGAAGGTGACATGGCAGGAATGAATGCTTCTTATTCTGACATGGGTAGCATCAAAGAAAATATTGAAACAAGAATGAACCGATGACATCTACTTTAGCAACTAGTCTAGGATCCAATCCTACTATTGAAAAGAATATTCCTGACGATCAGGTTTGGATTGATGATATCTTTTACGTCAAAGCAACTCGCTTTGGTCTTTATACCAGCGTATTGAAAGAACCTTATGGTGCTAACTTTATTACTGGTGCTACTGAGAAAGGAGTCATTACAATGACTAGATGGCATCTTAAGTGTTTACAGGAAGGAACACTTGATGATCATACGTATGTTACTAATGTCAGTATGGGAGTTAAATTATGAAGATTGCACTTATCACTGATCAGCATCTAGATGGTCGTAAGGGTAATCTAGCATTCTGGAATTACTTTCAGAAATTTTATGACAATGTATTCTTCCCTACACTTGAAAAAGAAGGTATCGATACAATCATTGATCTAGGTGATACCTTTGATAATCGAAAGTCTATAGATTTTAATGTTTGTAATAGAGTTACAACTAATTACTTTGATAAATTAAAAGACTTCAAAGTTCACATGCTTCTGGGTAATCATTGTGTGTATTACAAGAACACCAATAAGATTAACTCACCTGAGTTGCTGCTCAAGCAATATGATAACATCACAATTTATTCTGAACCCAAGCATCTAAAACTTGGCAGTAAGAAATTCTTGATGTTGCCGTGGATCAACAAAGAAAACATAGAGGGAATAACAAATCTTCTTAATACTAGTGAAGCAGATATCTGTTGTGGACATCTAGAACTATCTGGTTTTGAAATTACTCCAGGCATGAAGATGGACCATGGTATGGATGCTGGTTTATTCCATCGCTTCAAACGTGTATGGTCTGGACACTATCACCATAAATCTAAAAAGGGTAACGTCCAGTACCTAGGCAATCCTTATCAGATGTATTGGAATGATTATAAAGACGCTCGCGGTTTCCATATCTACGATACTGAAAGTGATCGACTTAAGTTTGTCGCAAATCCCTACGAGATCTTTGACAAAATCTACTACGATGATACCCGTGTGGACTACGCGAAACAAGATGTGCTGTGTTATAAAGACAAGTTCATTAAGATCATCGTCGAACAGAAAACAGACTATCATACGTTTGAAACACTGGTTGATAATCTTTACTCAGTAGGAGTACATGATGTAAAGATCGCTGAGACCCTTCTAGAAGACGATCTAACAGACGTTGATCCTAATCTTGAGGTGAAGGATACGATGACTCTTTTGAATGAGTATATTGATGAGGTAGAGATGTCCGTAGATAAAAATAATTTAAAGAACTTGATGAAATCTCTATATATTGAAAGTTGCGAAATTGCATAGATGTTTATTCTGACTCTACGTAATCATGACTCTGGAGTGTTCTCTATTGTTGATGATCTAGGAGAACATGTCATTCCAATCTGGCGTGAGCATGCTGATGCAGAGCGTTACAACATTATGATGGAAGACTTGGGTAAAAGTAAAATGCCTCGTCTCGAAATAACTGAGGTCGATGAAGAAGTTATATGTATGGCATGTGAAGACGGAGACCAAAAGTATGCTATAATAACTCCTGATGATTTATTGATTCCCCCTGAAGAAAATCTTGCATGATCACTTTTAAAAAGATTCGTTGGAAGAACTTCCTTTCTACAGGGAACGTATTCACCGAAGTTGACATCCTTAAATCAAGAACTAATTTGATTGTTGGAGAAAATGGAGCAGGTAAGAGTACCATTCTAGATGCTCTTACGTTTGCTTTGTTCGGAAAATCATTCCGTAAAATCAACAAACCGATGCTGGTGAATAGCATCAATGAAAAGGATTGCATGACTGAAATTGAGTTCAGCATCGGTCGTAATGAATACAAAGTTATACGTGGTATCAAACCTGCAAAGTTTGAAATCTATTGTAATGATCAACTTTGGAATCAAGAAAGTACATCAGTTGACCAGCAGAAGAACCTTGAGCAGAACGTGCTCAAGATGAATTACAAATCTTTCACACAGATTGTAGTTCTAGGTTCTTCTACTTTTGTCCCATTTATGCGTCTTCCTATTGCACAGAGACGTGAGATCATCGAAGACATTCTTGACATTCAGATATTTTCTGTTATGAATGTTGTTCTTAAGGATAAGATCCGAGAGAACAGAGATGAATTGAAGGAGTTTGATTACCAGTTGGATCTTCTCAAAGAGAAAGTTGAACTGCAAAAGAACTATCTTTTAGAACTAGACAAGAAAAACAAGGCAGACATCTCTAAAAAACAAGAGAAAGTTCTGGAACTTGTGGAAGATGAAAACAAACAACATGTTCTTATAGAACAAACTAATGTTGTTATCGAAAACCTCAACAAGCAAATTGGCGAGTACTCAACATCTTCCAATAAACTTAAGAAATTAAATACGTTTCTTATTAAACTTAGTTCTAAAATGCAGGCATGCCAAAAAGAACATGCATTCTTTGAGGATAATAAAGTCTGTCCTACATGTACACAAGATCTGTCTGATGAATTGAGAGCAGATAAAATTTCATCTGGTAAAACTAAACTAGATGAGATGTCTTTAGGTTATAACGATATGCTTGCTGCTATTGGCAAGGAAGAAGTACGTTTCAATAATTGGAATAATATTTCTTCTGAAATTACTAGCAGCAACAATCAAATCTCTCAGGCAAACTTCAAGATTAATCAAATACGAAAATCTATTGATGAAGTTGACCAAGAGATTAAAGACCTAGAGTCTGGTGGCGGGGATAAAAAAGAGGCATACTCAAAACTGGAGACAATAATTGGGGAGAAAAAAGAACTCAGTCTCCAGTTAGGTGAGTCCAAGAAAGATAAAGACATGTTAAGTGTTGCATCTGGATTGCTGAAAGACAATGGAATTAAGACTAGAATTATCAAGAAGTACCTCCCGATAATGAATAAGCTGATTAATCAGTATTTGCAGGGGATGGAGTTTTACGTTAATTTTAGTCTAAATGAAAACTTTGAAGAGACTATTAAATCTAGATACCGAGATCAATTTTCCTATGATTCTTTCAGCGAAGGAGAGAAAGCTCGTATTGATATTGCTTTGCTGCTCACTTGGCGCAGTATTGCTAAACTTAAGAATAGTGTGGATACTAACCTCCTTATTCTAGATGAAATCTTTGATGGATCTCTAGACCAAGGTGGAGCATCTGATCTGGGATGGATCCTTCGTAACTTTGATGACAATACAAATGTGTTTGTTATCTCCCATAAAGAACAAATGGCAGATAAGTACGATAGAACTCTCAATGTGGAGAAGCATAAGAACTTCTCGATCATACGAGAGACAGTCACAGAACTGGTCTAAGGGTCTCTCGGGACCCTTTTTTTGTGTATATAATAAGGGCATCAACAGAAGACGCCATGCTGAACCAAGAGATTAAAGGTAACCTCGCCAAACTGCTTGCGACTGAGAACCTTGTGGTTGAGCATCGCTCTACGTCCACAGCATCTTTTGATGTAGACAATCGCATTCTGACTCTCCCTAAGTGGGATCGTGCGTCTTCTACAGTCTATGACTTACTAGTAGGTCATGAAGTTGGTCACGCTCTTTATACTCCTAAGTGGGGTGAGTTCTCCTGTCCTAAAGATTATGTGAACGTCACTGAGGATGCACGTATTGAGAAACTGATGAAGCGTCGTTATCCTGGTCTTCGCAAATCATTCTTCGGTGGATATACAGAACTAAACGATCAAGATTTCTTTGGTATTGATGGAGAAGATCTCGATACATTCAAACTAATTGATCGTGTTAATCTATACTTTAAGATTGGCATTGTTGACATCTCAATTCCTTTTACTGAAGAAGAAAAAGAATTGGTTGATGAGTGTGCTGCAACAGAGACCTTCGATGAAGCAGTTGTAGTAGCAGAGAAGATGTGGGAACTTGCTAAGGAACAGCAGAAGGAGATGGAAACCTTAGCAGACATTTGTAACTCTGGTGGAGATGGTGGTTCTGGTGAATCCGAATCCATGGAAAGTGGTGGAGAAGATTCTGAACAAGTAGAAGATATGACGCATGAAGAAATGCTAGAAGAAGCAGCGCGTCGTGAAGAAGAGAATGAACTTGAACTGCCAGGATTTGGTGGTGGAGATCTTAGTGAGTCTGATACTCAAACTAACTTTGATAGTCAATCTAAACAACTAACTAGTCGTTCTTTTGGTCGCACTACATACGTAGACATTCCCAAGTTCAATGCATCAGAGCATGTTGTTGATTGGAATGTAATTCATGATTGGATTGCTATAAACCAGCAGGATCTTGCTAAGTATGAATGGGTTGATTCTGAATACAAGTCATTCAAGAAGTCTGTTCAAAAAGAAGTAGCATATCTGGTCAAAGAATTTGAATGTAAGAAAGCAGCAGAATCATACTCTCGCTCCATGACTTCTCGCAGCGGAGTCCTTGACTGCAGCAAACTACACACTTACAAATTCAATGATGATTTGTTTAAGAAAGTGACCACCTTGCCTGAGGGTAAGAACCATGGAATGCTGTTCATTCTTGATTGGTCTGGTTCCATGGGAACCACGATGCTTGCTACGATAAAGCAACTGATCATTCTTTGTATGTTCTGTAAGAAAGTTCAGATTCCTTTTGAAGTGTATGCATTCACCAATGAGTGGGTTGGTGCTGAACGCGCAATGAGTAATAGTTGTGATGAAAATCCTTATCGAAATGCATATCATAATGATCGTCATTTACTCAAGAAGAATGAGATGTATGTCAGTAAGAGTTACTTCAGAATGATGAACATCTTTTCTTCTCGTTCTAATGCTAAGAACTGGGAACGCCAGTGTCTTAACATCTGGCGTGAAGTATTCGCTATGACAATGTATGTTGGATACCATTCGACCATAGGTATGGGTCTTTCAGGCACTCCCCTTAATGAGTCAATTGTTATTATGAAACATATCATTCCAGAGTTCCAGAAAACTTCTGGTGTTAGTAATATCAATCTGTGTGTCTTAACTGATGGTGAGTCCTGCAGTTCTTCTTATGGTTGTGAAGTTCAATATCATGATGAGGAACCAAGTGTTGTTGGTCGTCGCATCGATGGTGGGGATGTTGTTCTTCGCGATCGTTTTATTGGTCGCACTTACAACTACCAGCAAGGATGGTCAGAACAAACAAATGTATTCATTCAGAACTTGAAAGAAACTCATCCTAATGTGAGTGTTATGGGCATTCGTTTACTTGAAGGTGGATCAGGTCTTTCTAGTTTTTATCGCCGCTATTGTACTGATTCTGCTGATGGAATGGATAAATTATATAAGGATTGGAAAAAATCTAAATCTGCAATTCTTCCTAATCCTCTTGCATACGATGCTTTATACGTGATGTCTGCTAAGAACAGCACCAACTCTTCTCCTGAAATGGAAGTGGAAGCAGGATCATCTAAGACTCAAGTTCGTGCTGCTTTTCGTAAGATGCTGAAGCAAAAGCAATCCAATAAAGAAGTGCTGAACCACTTCATCAGTCAGATCGCATAGTGTCCACTCTGCCCCTGACTCTGCCCCACTCTGCCCTATACTTACTTCATACGCAACAAACCGATGCCTGCTAAGTCCGACCTTACCACTGCACAACTTACTTCTTATCTTTCCGAAAACTTCGGGAGTGACATTAATGCCGATCACGTTCGCTCTGCTTGTAACAACTTTGGTGTTGCCTATCCTACTGCTGTTAAGCGTCTCCGTGATTACAATATCGGTCGTGGTAAGTGGAATCTCACAGTCAATGAGAAACTAGAGCAAACCTATCAAGCACCTGCTGCTATTCCTGTTACCGAAAAGAAAAGTCAGAATCTTATTCCTGATAAAGATAAAACATTTGTCCCATTCGGTAACTTCACTGATGTGAAGAAGATCATCACTTCTAAGATGTTCTATCCTGTTTTCATCACTGGTATGTCTGGTAACGGCAAAACGTTATCTGTTGAGCAAGCATGCGCTTCTCTCGGTCGTGAATTAATTCGTGTAAATATTACTATTGAAACTGATGAAGACGATCTTATTGGTGGGTTTCGCCTTGTGGATGGGGCAACAGTTTGGCATAACGGACCTGTCGTGGAAGCACTCGAACGTGGAGCAATCTTGCTACTCGATGAAGTTGACCTTGCTTCTAACAAAATCCTCTGTCTCCAGTCCATCCTTGAAGGCAAGGGTGTGTTCTTGAAAAAGATTGGTAAGTATGTAACTCCTAAAGCAGGATTCAATATCATTGCTACTGCCAATACTAAAGGTAAAGGTTCTGATGATGGTCGCTTCATTGGCACCAATGTTTTGAATGAAGCATTCCTTGAGCGTTTTGCTCTCACCTTTGAGCAAGAGTATCCTACTCCTAAAACTGAGCAAAAGATTCTTGAGCGTTTATGTGAATCTGAAGGAGTGACGGATCTGGAATTCTGTGCTAAACTAGCAGACTGGGCAGACGTAATTCGCAAGACGTTTGCTGATGGTGGCGTTGATGAAGTTATTTCTACACGCCGCTTGTCTCACATCATTCGTGCATATTCTATTTGGGGTGACCGCATGAAAGCGATCAAGGTCTGTGTCAACCGCTTCGATGAGGAGACTAAGACTCTGTTCCTTGATCTGTATACCAAACTTGATGAGAAAGTAGAAATGGAGGAAAGCGATGAGAGACCATACTATGACCAGTGAAAACTTTCATGGATACATTGGGCATGTCGTAATCTTAAAAGATTGTGAACATCGTTCAGGTAAAATTGTGAGTGGAGATGGTATTAAACTTACTATGCAAGCAATTGACGGCACACTTTTTGAGTGCTACCATAACAACATTGAATACATTTGGGGTAAATGACTTTTAAATATAATGAAGACGCTCTCATCAAAGAGCTACGTGACTACATTGCCAGCACATATGGACAACACTATTCTGCTGGCAACGATGAGATTCAAACGCTAGATTTGATTGAAGCATGTGGTGATGCAGAACCATTCTGTCGAAGCAACATCCTAAAGTATGCTTCTCGCTACGATAAGAAAGGGACTCCACGTCGTGACATCATTAAGATCCTTCACTACGCATTGCTGCTGCTCCACTTTTCTGACAAATCTGCTAACCTTGAAACATATCCTCAATGAACAAAGTTATTCTTTCTGAACAGACTCTTCAAGTTCTGAAGAACTATTCAACTATCAACAGTTCTATCCTCATTCGTGAGGGAAATCAACTGAAGACAATCAGCGTCGGAGAGAATGCTCTTGCACAATATTCATGTGAAGAGAGTTTTCCCCAGACGTTTGGTATCTATGATCTGAACCAGTTTCTTGCTGGTTTGACTCTATTTCAAAATCCAATTCTAGAATTTGATAACGACAACTACGTGACTATTCGTAGTCGCGGTCGTTCTGCCAAATACTTCTTCTCGGATCCTGAGATCACACTCAAGTCTGCTCCTGAGAAGAACATTAAATTCCCTGGTGCTGACATTGATTTCAACATTAGTTGGGAAGATATCACATCTCTGCAAAAAGCAGCAGCAGTATATAATCTAACTGATCTTGTCTTTAAATCTGTAGACAACCAAATTAGTTTGTACCTTCGTGATTCCGAAAATGAAACTAGTAATGATTATTGCCAGACTATCGCAGGAGATACAACTGGCGATTATGAACTAGTTCTTAAAGTGGAACACCTCCGTCTCCAACCAGGAGACTATCATGTTAAAGTGTCTGAGCATCTAGTATCTGAGTGGCGTCACTCTCGTCTAGATCTTGTTTATTATATCGCATTGGAGTTTTGATGAAGAAGTTTCTATGGGTTGAGCAGTATCGTCCCCAAAAAATTGATGATTGCATTCTGCCTGACAACCTCAAGAAACCATTCCGAGGATTTGTAGAGCAGGGAGAGATCCCTAATCTACTTCTCTTGGGGTCTGCAGGCGTTGGTAAGACCACTGTTGCTAAGGCATTGTGTGAAGAGATTGGTGCTTCTTACATCTTGATCAATGGATCTGATGAGGGACGTTTCCTAGATACAGTTCGCACAAGAGTTAAGACATTTGCATCTACAGTCTCTTTGGTTGGTGGTGCTGCTCACAAGGTTGTTATTATCGATGAGGCAGACAACACTACTCATGATGTTCAACTCTCTCTACGATCCTTTGTAGAAGAGTTCCATAGCAATTGTAGATTCATCTTCACTTGTAATTTTCAAAACAAAATCATTGCTCCGCTGCACTCACGATGTACAGTTGTTGATTTTCGTATTGCGAAAGCAGAGCAGCAGAAACTACAAGCGCAGTTTTTTGCTCGTCTGAAAGAAATCCTTGATCAGAATGAGATTGAGTATGAAGACAAGATTCTTGTTAAACTTATCGGTCGCTATTTTCCTGACTGGCGTCGTCTTATTAATGAGACACAACGTCACTCTGCATCAGGTAAGATTGACACTAGTGTCCTTGTGGATATTGCAGACATCAATCTCGATTCTCTGTTGGCAGCGTTGAAGAACAAAGAGTTTACTACCGTACGTAAGTGGGTTGTTGAAAACATTGACAACGATCCAAATATCGTTATGCGTAAAATCTACAATCTTCTATACGAACAAATTAAACCCAAGTACATTCCTGAAGCAGTATTGATTCTTGCAAAGTATCAATATCAGATTGCATTTGTTGCCGATCAAGAAGTCAATCTTCTTGCTTGTTTGACTGAAGTAATGATGGGATGTGAATTCAAATAATATATAATTATGGAAATTAGCAAAAGCGATCTTATCCATTACAAAATCCAGGCAGCAATTCGAGAGAATGTTTTTCAGGATGATGATCTAATGTACCTAGGATTCAATGAAGACAAAGGAGAGCATGAGTACAAAATCAATGGACAGCACGTCGTCCTCGCATCACAAATTGAAGACTTTGAGCAAGTCGAAAGTGAAGACGACACCTGAAAACGTAAAGGAAGCAAATGAAGGTCTCTTCTATGCTACAATGAATCTACCTACTGCTGCTACCCATTGTGGTATGACGCAGCGTGAAATGAAACACATCTTTCGTGAATACCTTAAATATCATGACAAAAACTTTGAAGTCACTGAAGACGCCACTTAGATATCCTGGTGGTAAGAGTCGTGCCTTGAGCAAACTCTTTCAATATATTCCTGATCTTAAGGACTATACTCACTATCGTGAACCATTCTTGGGTGGTGGATCTGTAGCATTAGAAATTGGTAAACGATATCCACACCTAGACATCTGGGTAAACGATCTATACGAACCACTCTACAACTTCTGGCGTGTTCTTCAAGATCAAGGTGAAGAACTTTCTTCCTTGCTGAAGGATCTTAAGAACGATCATCCAGATCAAACATCAGCAAAAACTTTATTTCTAGATTCTAAGGACCAATTAAATGATGATTCTACGTCCGATCTATATCGTGCTGTGTGTTTTTACATTGTTAACAAGTGCTCTTTTTCTGGTCTCACAGAATCCAGTTCCTTCAGCAAGCAAGCGTCAGATAGCAATTTCTCAATGCGAGGCATTTGTAAACTCCCTGAATATTCAGGAATGATTCGCCGTTGGAAAATTACTAAACTTTCATATGAAGAACTCTTTTGCGATAGCAAGTCAACCTTCGTCTATCTCGATCCCCCCTATGAGATCGGATCTAATCTTTATGGTAAGCGAGGAAACATGCACAAGGGATTCGACCATGACAAGTTTGCTTCTGATTGCGATCGTTTTATCTCTCATCAACTTGTTAGTTACAATTCGTCGCAACTGATCCGAGACCGCTTCAAGCAGGGGTGGACAGCTGCTGAATTTGCACACACTTACACCATGAGAAGCGTGGGGAGTTATAATACAGATCAAGCGTCTCGCAAGGAACTGGTCCTTACCAACTATGAAATGTGAAGTCACCCTCTACGTAGCAGGCAACGTCTTCAAGGAGCAGGTCATTGCTCGTAATTATGAAGAAGCAAAACAAACTGCTGTCGCCAGAAATCCTACCGCTAGAGTTGTAAGTGTAACCGCTGTATACAAATGAACATCTTTGTGACTGATGAGTCTCCGCGAAAATCTGCTTATGTCCTACCAGACAAGCACATTGTCAAGATGCCCCTGGAGACCTGCCAGATGCTCTCTATAATCGCCTCAGACAAGTGGGGACATGGTTATGGCACATTGCCTAAGAAAGATGGCACACCCTATGCTACGGACAAGGGAGCATTCCGTAATCACCCTTGTACTATCTGGGCAAACGAAACTTTAGCAAACACTCGATGGTTGCTATCTCATGGTTTCGCTTTATGTCAAGAGTATGCTGCTCGTTATGGTAAAGTTCATACTTGCTTCACCACTCTTCTTGCTGCTGATGATATCATTCCTGATGTAAGATGGGATGATCACACACCATTTGTTCGTGCAATGCCAGAGGAGTATAAGTTTGACGATAGTATTTCTACTATAGAAGCATACAAGATGTATATTGCATCCAAACCATGGGTTGCAGATAACTACTTACGATTACCACATAAAAAACCAGACTGGATATGAAACGAGAATTAAAAGATTATCTTTATACGATCAATCAGTCTAAGAAAAATATAATGGATGAAGACGGGGATGCTGTAAAAGGTTATCCCCCGTTTATTATTAACAAATGTTTGTCATCGCATCCAGATGCTATTCTGTTCTCTAATGAAATGAACATACAGAATCATCTTGACAAGAAAATGCAATATGATTTTTATCTAAATAGTTTGAAGCCAAGGAAGCGTTTTGCTCCATGGATGAGAAAAAACGAATTAGAGAATCTTGAATTGGTGAAGCAATATTATGGATATAACCATAGTAAAGCAGTTGCCGCCCTTAGAATCCTTACTAATTCTGATCTTGAAGAGATAAAAAAATTATTAGATAAAGGCGGTCTTAGATGAATACTGAAATTACAATTGAATGGCAACCATCAGATATGGTGGAAGTTGTTCTAAATGAACCAGATGATTTCTTGAAAGTAAGGGAGACACTAACACGTATTGGTGTTGCTTCACGGAAAGATAGAAAACTATATCAATCTTGTCACATTCTCCATAAGCAAGGCAAGTACTATATTGTTCACTTCAAAGAGTTGTTTGCTCTTGATGGAAAGAATACTAATTTATCGTTGAATGATGTTCAGCGTCGTAATCGTATCACTCAATTGCTATCTGATTGGGGATTGATTTCTATTGTTGACAAGTCTCAGATTGAAGACGTTGCACCACTCAACCAGATTAAAGTCCTCTCCTATAAAGATAAGGGAGAATGGATCCTAGAATCCAAGTACAATATTGGTCGTAAAAAACCAGAAGCATAAATAAATTTGAGACTCTTTTCGTGCGGTCTCTACAAAAGTCGGAAACCCTTATAAAGTGATGCGGTGAACACTACATCACTTTTTTTGTGTCTTGATTAAATAGTACTGGATGCCTTCGGGGTCCATACAAACATCTCGCTTATTTAAGGAGAACGCTAATGACACATACATGGGATCTATACCTACCTCATGCTGTAGGTTTAAATGATATGTTCCATCGATTAGATTCGATGACTAATCATAATAAAAACTATCCTCCGTATAATTTAATCAAACATGACGCCAGTAATTACGAAATTCAAATTGCTCTCGCAGGATTTAAAAGAGAGGAGATTGAAGTATCTACTGAATCAAACATTCTCAAGGTTACCAGCAACACTACAAGACAGGATACTGAAACAGAATACTTACACAAAGGAGTCTCGCGAAGATCATTTGCGAATACTTGGCAACTCGGTGACGATGTTAGAGTTGTGGACGTGACGTTTGAGGATGGTATGCTGGTCGTGAGTTTAGAAAAAATTATTCCAGACCACATGAGAAGAACGACTTACGAAGTCAAATAAATATCTGTCACAGGGGGCGTTGCCCCCTTTGTCATTTTGTGTTATACTTATAGAAACATCGGAGAATTATGGCTGAACAAATTATTGTTTTCAAATCTGGCGAGCGTGTAATCACGGACTTGCAAGAAGTATTTGAAGGTGAAGAAGAAGAACGTCGCGGTATTTGTCTATTGATGAAAAACCCTTACATTCTTGAACTCGTTAGCGTCGGATCTGAACAAGATCCTGGCGATCTGCAAGTCAAGTTTAGTAAGTGGTGCCCTTACTCAGTAGACTTTCAATTCCGTATTCCTTATGATAGCGTCCTAGCAATTGGTGAACCCGATACAGGACTAGCACAGGCGTATCGCAATAAGATTGCGACTCTGGTTGCTACCCAAGAACAAGGCGTCCCTGCAGCACCTGCTCCTACCCCTGCTGAGGCAGTTGAAGAAGGATGGACGGAAGGTATCGTCAATCCCAATATGGAAGCACAACTCACTGAGATTCGCAAGAACACTGGTGGTGCTATTCCACCTGATGTTGTCCCAACTGCTGGAGTTGGTGGTGTCCACGATGAGCATCCTGTTGCCGAACCATTTGCTGTAGAAGAGGATCCTAATGCTGAAACTTCTGAAGTTTGATGGTCACTGGATCGTAGCAGAGGTTGAAGAGATTCCTGGTGCTGAGTTGGGTGACCCCGATTGTGTGCTAAAATACGCCTGTGAGATAAACGAGGATGGGGCAGTGCCCTTTCCTCCCTAC